GTAGTTAAATATAATAAAGTAAGAACGGACAATCCGAAGAGTTAATTATGGCACTAACAAGAGTATTAGGAGCAACAGCAGTAGCAGCTACACTTCCTACAACAGTAGGAGGGACTGGTGCGACTACGTTTTCACCAGGTAAAGTTTTGCAAGTGGTCTATGGAAATACTGGAACTGCTGTAGCTAATGCAACAACTAGTTATATAGATACTGGATTAACCGCTACAATTACACCAAGTGCAACTACTTCTAAAATTTTAATACTTGTAACTCAATCTATTGGAAAATCTAATAATAATACTTTTCAAGATTTAAATTTGTTAAGAGATACAACATCTTTATTTGATCCTTGGGCTAATGATGTATTATACACAGCAACAGTACAGCATCTTTATGTTCACGCTGCTTTTAATTATTTAGATTCTCCAAGTTCAACATCAGCTTTAGTATACAAGACACAATTTAAAAGTTACAATACAGACCAAGTAAATGTGCAAGCAGCAGATGGTAGTCAATCATCAATGACTTTAATGGAGATAGGAGTATAATGATAGATCTAATTACAGTAATTAGAAAAATTGATCCAGTAGCACAAGTATCAGTAATTGGAAATGATATTAATAAAATTACTTGGCACAATGGAACAGCAGTAATTTCTAAATCAGATATAGAAGCTAAACAAGCAGAACTTCAAGCTGAGTATGATGCCGAACAATGGAAAAGAGACAGACAAGCAAACTACCCAAATCATGAAGACTGTATTCATGCTCTATTAGACGGTGGAGATACACTTACCGAACTACAAACTAAAAGACAAGAGGTCAAATCTACATACCCTAAACCAGGAGCCTAACCATGCTCTTTGGAAGTGATTATGGATTTGGGTCTTTACCTTTTGCATCCATTACCAATGAAAACAATGTAACTATCAATGTTACTAAGAATGAATTATCAATTAGTATTGGTAATCCAGGAATTACAGCAGACTCTATTACCGAAATACCTGATGGAAGTCAGGTTACCCTAGGAACAGGGACAGTTACTCTTACTGCGGATGCGAATGTTACAGCACTCAAAAACGAACTAGTATTAGGCACCGGAACAGTTACAGTTAGCGCAGGCGCTACTGTTACGCCTAGCGGAAATAGCCTTGTAATTTCAAGTGGAACTGTTACAATAACCGCATCGGCAGACGTTACTCCTACAGGAAGTACTTTCGTACTTTCTACTGGAACGGCACAGGCGATAACATGGAGCGAAATTATACCAGGGGCTACTATGGTATGGACACCAATAGACCCAACATAATATTATGGCATCAACTTATTCAACAAACGCACAATTAGAGTTAATCACAACTGGTGAAAAAGCTGGTTTGTGGGGAACTATAACTAATACCAATCTACAAATTGTAGAGCAAACTTCAACAGGTGTATTAGATGTAGATATTTCCGCAGGTAGCTCAACTCTAGTTTTAACTGATGGATCTACTTCAACAGGTAAAAATTTTTATTACAGACTTTACGGTACTCTAGCTGCTAACCGAACGGTTACAATGCCAGCTACTGCTGAAAGAATCTGGATTATGAAAGATGATACCGTTAGAGGAACTTCTAATTATACTGTTGGAGTTTTAACCGCTTCAGGAACAACACAACCTATCCCACCAGGTTCAACTGTTTTATGTAAATCCAATGGAACAGAGACAGTTGTAACTATTCTGGACAAAGGATATGCAACTATTACTAATTCTAATAGCCCTTATACTGCTGTAGCGGGTGCACAGATTTTAGCAAATACAACCACTTCAACCATTACTGTTACCTTACCAGCCGCAGCTTCTGCTGGAGATGAGGTTACAATCATTGATGCAAGAGGAACATTTCAATCTAATAATTTAACTGTAGATCGAAATGGATTAAATATTAATAGCGCAACTTCGAATTTAACTCTAGCTAATAATGGTCAATCCCTAACATTAGTTTATGTAGATGCAACGCGGGGTTGGGCATATAAAAGTAATTATACTTCATAGGAGCTAAAAAATGTCGCTCTTTGAAATGCAATTTCAGCCGGGTGTCGACAAGCAGGATACTGCTGTTGGAGCAACCGATCGTTGGATAGATTCCGATAATGTAAGATGGAGATATAGTCTTCCTGAAAAAGTAGGAGGATGGTCTTCTTTATTAACCGACACCATTGTAGGGGTTGCTAGAAAGCAACATGCCTTTGTAGATAATGATGGTAATAAATATGTGGCAATCGGTACCGATAAATTTTTACTTATATATTTTGAAGGAACTCTTTACGATATAACACCTTGGCGTTCTGATAATGCTGGGGCCCAAACCGAATTTACTAGTTCAACATTAGCGACAGATAGTACCACAGTTAAAACATGTACGATTACTACAGGATCGGACCATAGTCTAGAAGTAGGAGATATAATTGTTTTGGATTCGGTTACACTTCCGGCTTTAACGGGATTATCAGCTACAGATTTCGAAGATAAAAAATTTCAAGTTTTAAGTGTTCCTACTTCTGTAACCTTTACCATTGATTCTTTAAATCAAGCTTCTGCGGTGGTTGGCACTGGGGGAAGTATGAAAGTTCAACCTTATGCAACTGTGGGTCCAGCTGCTCAAACTTATGGATATGGATTTGGTGTAGGAAATTTTGGAGGAACCATATCTGGAGTTCAAACCGATGAATTAGATGGAGCGTTATTAGCTGATACCGCTGGTACAGGAGGAACTGGTACAAGTGTAGCTTTAGATTCAGCAACAGGATTTACAACTTCAAATGGAACCATTCTCGTGGACAATGAGTTAATTTCTTATACAGGAGTTTCCACTAATGATTTAACAACGATTACCCGGGGAGCTTATGGAACTGCAACTGCAGGAACTTCAAATGGACAGTCTCATAGCGATGCAGCTACCGTATATGATGCAACCAATTATACTCAATGGGGAAATGCGGTTAATGCTTCTGACGTTACACTAGAACCAGGTCTCTGGTCACTAAGTAACTGGGGTGAAGTTTTAATTGCAACCGTTGCTAATGGAAAAACATATACTTGGAATTCAGGTGTAAGCGGATCTGCCAGATTTACAGAAAGAGCCTCGAACTTAACTGCTAGTTATCAAACATATATTGATGGCGATTATGGAAATCCAACTGCCACTAGAATGACTTTAGTTTCTCCAACTACTCGACACTTAATTCATTGTGGAACAGAAACAACTATTGGTACAGCATCTACTCAAGATGATATGTTTATTAGATTCTCGGATCAAGAAGCTCTAAATACTTTTGCACCGACTGCAGATAATAGTGCAGGTACTCAACGACTTCAAGATGGTACTAAAATTATGGGAGCCATTAAAGGAAAAGAAAATATACTAATCTGGACTGACAACGCTTTGTATTCTATGAAATTTGTAGGAGCTCCATTTACTTTTGGCTTTGAACAAGTAGGGACCAACTGTGGTCTTATTGGGCAAAACGCCGTGGTTGAAATAGATGGTGTAGCTTATTGGATGGGAAATAATGGTTTCTTCTCCTTTGATGGTACTGTTAATACTTTATCTTGCTCAGTAGAAGATTATGTTTATGGCGACTTTGATACTACTAAAGGACAACAAGTCGCTGCAGGAATCAATAATTTATTTACTGAAGTTATTTGGTATTACCCTAGTCAAGGGGAAACTTACAATGACAGATATGTCGTATATAATTATGGAGAAAAAACTCAATTGCCCACAGGAGTATGGTATACGGGAACTAATACAAACTCCATTAGAACTACATGGATTGATTCCATTGTTTATCCTAAACCTTATGCAACCCAGTTTAATAGTACAGCCTCAGGAACGGTTCCAAGTATTATTGGAGAAACAGGACTAGGTCAAAGTGTATTTTTTCAACAGGAAACAGGTACCGATCAAATTAATCCTAATGGAAGCACAACAGCATTAACTTCTTCACTGCGGTCTTATGACTTTGCTGTTCAAACGGATAAAGGGATGGGAGAATATTTTGTGGCAATGAGAAGATTTATTCCTGATTTTAAAACATTGACAGGTACGGTTAAAGTGGTGATAGGAGTAAAAGATTATCCTTCTAATTCAAGCACTGATAGTACCTTAAGTCCTTTTAATGTTTTACCAAGTTCAACTAAATTTGATACAAGAGCTAGAGGACGATATGCTAATCTACAAATTGCAAATGAAAACGCCGGAGAAGACTGGCGATACGGTACTTTCCAAGTTGATGTTCAAGCGGATGGGAGAAGATAATGGCAAAAATAGTAGTAAGATTACCAGAACCTAGAAAAGAATA